ATAGATAATTTAAAGATAATAGCAGAGAAGGTGTTTCAACCTATTAGAGACCATTTTAACTGTCCTATACATGTTTCTAGTGGTTATAGAGGGGAAAGACTAAATAGAGCCATTAAAGGAGCTAAAACAAGCCTACACATGACAGGTCAAGCTCTTGATATAGATATGGATTTTACTAAAGTATCAAATACAGAAATATTTAATTATATAAAAGATAACCTAGAGTTTGATACATTGATATGGGAGTTTAGTAATGAAGATGGATCACCTAAGTGGGTGCATGTGAGTTACAGAGAAGGTAGAAATAGAAGTCAAGTTATAGAGGCATACAGAGATCCTGTAACACAGGTAACAAAATACAAACCTTATGAGCCAAGAGAAGAAAAAAAGGAAACCACTAAGAGAGACAAAGGTAGGTCAGCTACTAGCAAAGTCAGGTCTGATAAACAATCTACTTGATGTTGTACCTGATAAAGGTGTCTTAGGCTTAGTTAAGAATATAATACAAAAAGATAATACTCTACCTCCAGTAGATAAAGACCAAGCATTGAAATTATTAGAAATGGATATGGCTGAAATGGAGGCTGTTACTAGAAGGTGGGAGGCTGATGCACAATCAGGATCATGGCTTAGTCAAAATGTTAGACCTATGTCATTAGTATTTTTAACTATAGTTTATTGTACAGGTTTCTTTTTAAAATATGATTTAACAATTCTAAACCAACTGCTAATGCTTACCTATGGAGCTTATTTTGGTGGCAGAAGTTTTGAGAAAACAAGAAAGTAATGGAGAAAAAATGTCAATGTGGTAGGACCAGGAATAGAGATGGTTACTGTGATGGAAGTCATAAGAAAACTAAACATCTATTTGATATGAACAACTTACCATTTCCTTATCTATAATATAAGTATTAATACTATACACTTATAATAAGTTATACTATAGTTATAATATATAGAGTATATTATACAGTATACATACTATATAATAAAGTTTTCTACATTTTTCTTGATTATTTGTAAATAAGTCTATATATTTGATACATAACTATTAAATATATTATTATGAAAAACATTTTACAACCTCAATTAGTATCAAAGAAAACAATATCTGTTGAGGAATTTCTAAACAACATTACTGTTAAAAAATATCAAGAGTGTAGGACTAGTGATGGTTATGCATATTCTGCTGACATCTACTATAAAAACATTTTTCTATGCTTTATAAATGATGATGGTAATGGTGGTGAATTAAGAGTACAAACATATTCAAAAGTTTCTAAAGGTGAGTATACATATGATAATACAATCTATGCTATATTTGAAACTATAGATAAGAAAGATTTACACAGAGTAACTGACATTAAAAATGCAGATGGAAGTTATTTTGAGTACACACAAGACTTAGAAACTTTACTTTCTAGGGCATGTGATAACCATTTAGAGGAAAAAGAAAACAAAAAGATATTCAACAAAGGTATTATCTATGAAACTGAAAAAGGCACATTTAAAAAAGAAGGTGCATATAGGTGTATATCATGGGGAAAAAAGAGTATAAGAGTTTTATCTAAATTAGATTACATGAAACCTAAAATACAAGAAACTATAGACAAGCTACTAAGAGAAAATAAATTTATAATTAATGAAGATTATCTTAAAACTTTAGGATTTATTTTGTAGCTTCATATAAATTTCATGTTAATAAGAAAGCCTCAACATTAGTTGGGGTTTTTTTTTATACCTTTATTTAATGCCTAAGAAACCTTCTAGAAAGACTTTAGTAAGAAAGCTAGACAAACTGTTTAGTGAGTATATAAGAAAGAGAGATACAAATAAAAATGGTTATGGCTTATGTTGTACATGTGCTAAAAGGTTACATTACAAAGAAGGACATGCAGGGCATTTTATGAGTAGAAGGCATTACTCTACTAGGTGGGATGAAGAGAATGTAGCATTACAATGTGCAGGGTGTAATACTTTTAGAGGAGGGGAACAATACAAGTTTGCTCTTTTTTTAAATGATAAATACAAATGTGATAAGGCTACAGAATTGCTTGTAAAGTCTAGAGAGAGTGGGAAATTTAGTGTCTCTGATCTGCAAGAAAAAATTGATTTTTACAAAAGTTTATTAGAGAATCTATAATATATTATAAATAATTATTAACTTTATTGTAGAAAAACACAATGAAATGTCAATATTTTTTCAAAACAAAGGTGAAGAACCTACAGCAAAAGATAGTGTGATTCTGGACCAAAAGCAAAGGTTTGATCAGCTATATCAACTCTACAAAGATATGTATTCTGAAAGTAGAGAACTCCTAAGAGATAATACAGATCTGAAATTAAAAGTTGCACAACTTGAAGGTAAAGTAGAAGCTCTAGAAGGAATTTTCCATAAATGGAAAGAACAAAATAAAGAAATAAATAAGAATCTTAATTTAAATAAACTTTATGATGGAATCCAAGAATATTAAACAAAGCACAGTAAAAACTATTACACCAAAAGGTACATGGAGTAATGGTAAACAGACATTTAATAAATACTCTGTTGAACTTGCTAATGGAGATGTGCCTGATTTCTCTGCAATAGGAGATTTTAAAAAGAATGTTGGTGATACTATTTGGTATACTCTTGATGAAAAAAAGAACTATGCTAAAATGCAACCAACTCCTCAGGATTATAAACCTGAGAATAGCAACATGACACAACAAGAATCTATAGCTAGGTCTGTAGGAATAAATAATGCTTGTACATTAGTTGCAACTGAGGTGTGGAAAAATGCTACACTTGAAGAAAAGAGAAACATGCTTAAAGAAATTGCAGATGTCTCTATATATTTATATAAACTTGTATTAACTAAACCTGAATAATTATGGCAAAACCTGATTTTGTACAAGGAGTTTATCTAGATGAATCACCTAAAGACTTTATTGTTGTAAAGCAAAGGATGCATGTAGAAAAATTCTTAGAACACATAAACAAACCTGAGGTGCAAGAAGTCATTAAAAAAAATAGTGGCTACTTATCAATGGATGTTTTAAAAAGTAAAAATGGTAAACTCTATATACCACATAGTGATTTTACTCCTGAGAAAAAAGTAACAACAGTTGAACACAATCCTGATAGAAACTTAGGCTATGGGGATGATAATCCATTTGAGAATTAGAATATGATACTTAGTGTTAAAGAACAACTTGACAAAATCCACAAAATTAGAAGAGGAGAAATCAAGGAAGGCTTGGCACTAGGTATTAAAAATTTTGATACTTATTTTAGATTTAAAAAAGGAACATTTAATATTTTTTTAGGGCATAGTAATGTAGGTAAAACTCATACTGTGCTTTTTTTTATGTTCTTATATGCACATAAACATGGCTTAAGATTTTTAGTTTATACTGGAGAAAATGAGCCATATTCAATTCTTAAAAAATTAATAGAATATAAAGAGGGTATGCCCATTAACAAAGTTGATGAGGAAAAGTTGAAAGAAGGAAGTCAATGGGTAGACTCTCACTTTAAATTTATATCAATAGATGAACAGTATTCTTACAAAGACTTACTGGAGCTTGGTACTGAAATTAAAAAAGGTTGGAATTATCATGGTTTCTTTATAGATCCATACAACTCACTTGAAAAAGATAGAGACTTGTTTAGGTCTGTAGGAGGACATGAATATGATTACAAAGCAGCCTCTGACATGAGAATGTTTTGTCATAAAACTGGAGTAGCATTATGGCTAACTGCACATGCTGTTACAGAAAGTTTAAGAAAACTACATGGTGCTAATCATGAATATGCATCACATCCTATAGCACCTATGATGAGTGATTGTGAAGGTGGAGGAAAGTGGAGTAACAGATGTGATAACTTTATAGTAATACATAGATATGTACAACATGCTATGGATTGGATGGTTACACATGTACATGTTAGAAAAGTTAAAGATACTGATACTGGTATGATGCCTACAAGTTTAGACAGTCCAGTTAGGATTAGAAGTTTAATTAACAATGTAGGATTTAGTATAGAAGGTGATAACATGATAGATTTGATAGATGAACATACTGGAGAAAGCAGCAAAGAAACATAAGATATGGGTGAACATATGCAAGTCATTTGGATTAGACCAACCAACATCAGAGGATTTAGTTCAGGAGCTTTATATAAAAATCCATTACTTAACAGAGAAAGGAACAGATATTAGTTATGGTGATGATGATGTTAATTACTACTATATATTTAAGACATTGTACACAATGTTCTTACAACTTAAAAAGAAACAAAACAGAATATCATTTATTAGTGAGGATATTCTTAAAAATATTGAAGATGGTGAACCAGTTGAATTTCAAAAGGTGGAACAAAAGTTTAATGAAGAGTTTTCAAAGTTGCATTGGTATGATCAGAAGGTCTTTGAAATTATTGCATCAGGTACTAAAATTTCAGAACTTAGTAGGAAAACAACTATTACTTATATCAGTTTGTATAATACTTATAGGAATGTCAAGAAACTTTTAAAAAAGAAAATAGGATTATGAAATTAGGAGATTTAGTAGAATTAATAATAAGAAAAATAACATTAGGTTATGGTAAGAGCATAGCTAAATCTGTAGCTAAATTATTTGGTTATAAAGATTGTGGTTGTGATAAAAGACAAGAGAAGTTGAATAAATATATTTTTACAAAAGATGGGATTAAAAAGTTATAAGAGTTTGCTCAGGCAACAAATGGATCAGGAGGACTACATAGACTTTACTGGATTTAAGACAGCTATGGTAAATGGCTTTACAGATAAAGATTTAAAACTAGTGTACAGATTACATGCTAAGTATTTTGTACATGCATATAATGAACCTTGTGGGTGTGGAGGAGCTAAGAAGATGGATACAATAAACAAGTGGATTGGAGACTTGGAAAAAGTTTATGACAATGGGGTTCAAACCAAGAAGTTATCAGAATAGAGGTAACTGGAAAAAAGGAGAGTTATCAGAAAAAAGGTTTAAAGACTTTATGGATCAGATAGGTATTGGAGCAACTAAAACATCAACACACATTGATAAAAACTATCATGTAGACTTTATTATTGGTGAGATAACTCCAGTAGATCTGAAAGGAGATAAAAATACTGAGGCAGTATGGTTAGAGAAAAGAAATGTTTGGGGAGGTAAAGGTTCACTATATGGCTTTGCTAAATATATGGTAATAGAATATCTTGATATTAAAAGCTATGTGTTTTATGACAGACTAGGTTTAGTTAGATACATAAAAAGATTTCAAGAGGTTTGCATAAACAAATCAGACTACCATTGTTTATATACTAGAGATGGTAATAAAGATGTGATAATTAAAGTTAGAGAATCAGATATAAGAGATTATGAAAAGTACAGATTTCAATATTAGTATTCCTGCAAAGGATATTGACAGAGAGTTAGTCAGTAAGAAACTAGACAACCTTAAAGACATGCAGTATTTAACAAATGCTGAAATAGTTAATAGCATATTATTAGAGTATCAGAAAAAGAATCCTACTAATGAAAAGCTAGAGACTTTAATTAATGCTGTAGTACAAATACATTTCTATGTAACAGAGCTGCAGAATGATAGACATCTTTTGATGTTGAGTATAGATGAATATAGAACAGATAAATTAAGAGCCATTGACAGAGCTAGAAAAGCTGAATCCAAACTGGAAACCAAAGAAAATTGAATTAGGAGTAGAATTAGAATTTGAACCTGATACAATTTATAAAGGTGCAGAAGTAGACATAGAGAATTTAGTAATAGATCAGCTAAATGCTGTATGGATGGATTTTGAAGCTATACCTAATATGTATGAAGAAGTCCTTGTTACATTTCAGAACATGGAACTTTTAGCTAGAGTGATAGGAAAGTTTTATCATGTGCATAATAAAACATTATATATAACAGTAACACTTAAACTACAAGAATGAAAATAACACTATTAGATGGTCAAACATATGACAAAGAAGATTTAGTAAAACAAGCTGACTCTGATGACTTTTACTATAATTATTTAGGCAGGTACTGCTTCTCTAGCAGCTCCTTGAAACACCTGCTATCTTCTCCAAAGACATACAAACATATCTTAGAATATGGGCAACCTGATGCACAAGCATTTAGAGATGGATGGTTAGCACATGCTGCTGTACTACAACCTGATGTATTTGCTAGTCAGATCTTTGTTAATGTCCAGAGTAAGAATACAAAGAAATATAAAGATGCAGTAAAACAATATGGGAAAGTATTTACACTAAAAGAAAAACATGATGCAGAGAGATTAGCTGATGCATTACTTAGAAATGAAATGGTATTGCAAAAGTTAAATGATTCTGAGTTTGAACAGAGTGAGGTTTTTACATTAGAGCATAATGGAAATCCATATCCATTTAGAGCAAGAGCAGATATTCTAAGCAATAACTGTGAGATGTATGACCTAAAGACTACATCATCATTAAATGGTTGGCAATATAGTGCAGACAAATTTGGATATGACATACAATGCTTTCTATATTGCTATGGCTTTGATATACCACCTGAGAATATGGGATTTATTGTTATAGATAAAGGCTCACTTGATATAGGTTATGCACAAGTATCAGAGGAGTTTTATCTTAGGGGTGAGGCAAAGGTTAGAAGAGCATTAGATATATATGAGGAATGGTTTATGCAGGAAACAGATTTAGATCAATATTATATAAACATAGAACTATGAAACATTACATACCAAAAGCAGATTTAAGACATCATTATAGAACAACTAAAGCAGACATAGCTTTTCAACAAAGACTATTGAGATATATAGTTTGGGGATTACCAATATTTACATTTTGGTCTATTATGGCAATTAACTTTTTATTTTGGCTTATTAGATAATGATAAACTTATACAACAAAGATTGTTTAGCAGCTATGAAAGATATGGCTGACAATCAATATGACTTAGCTGTTGTAGATCCTCCATATGGTAGTCCTTTAAAAGACAAGAAGAATATAGGTAGAACTGGAGGAGGTTGGGCTAAGAAGTATGGAACAATTATAGAAGAGTGGGATGTAGCTCCTAGTCCAGAGTACTTTAAAGAATTATTTAGAGTAAGCAAGGATCAGATTATATGGGGAGGCAACTATTTTGACTTACCACCTAACAGACATTTTATTGTATGGGATAAGTATATACCTGAAAAATTTACTATGGCTATGTGTGAGTATGCATGGTCATCATTAAATAAAAATGCAAAGATAGTAAAAGCAAGACCACAGAATCCTGATAGAATACATCCTACACAGAAACCAGTAAAGTTATATGAATGGTTATTGAATAATTATGCAGAAGAAGAATATAAGATACTAGATACTCATTTAGGTTCAGGAAGTATAGCTTTAGCATGTCATAATTTAAACTTATCTTTAGATGGGTTTGAGATAAATGAAGATTACTATAAAGCAGCAACAGAAAGATTAGAGAAACATAAGAAACAACAACAACTATTTTAATGAAAGTATTAGAGTTATTTGCAGGTAGTTGCACATTTACTGGTGAAGCTAAAAAGCTAGGCTTTGAAACATTTACAACTGACTATAAAGAGTTTGAAGGAATAGACTATGCTGTAGATATACTAAACTTTGATTTTAAGAAAGTGCCTTTTAAGCCAGATCTGATATGGGCAAGTCCTCCTTGTACTGCTTTCTCTGTTATGAGAATGGGTGCTAACTGGCATTTTGATAATAGACCTAAAACAGCTAAAGCATGTGCAGGTATGGCATATGTGTTTAAGACACTTGAAATTATAGAGAAGTTACAGCCTAGATTTTGGTATATAGAAAATCCTAGAGGTAAATTAAGAAAGTTACATGTAATGGAAGGATTAGATAGAACAACAGTATGGTATTGTCAATATGGAGAGACTAGGGCAAAACCTACAGATATATGGTCAAACAATATTAGGAATTTAGAGAATCCTGATGGTTGGCAACCTAGACCTGAGTGCTTTAATGGTAATCCACATTGTCATCATGAGAGAGCTCCAAGAGGAGTAACAACAACTGGAACACAAGCATTGAAAAACAATTATGAGAGAAGTAAGTTGCCAGTAGAATTGTGTAAAGAAATATTATTAAGTAGTAAATTATGAATAGAAAAGATTATCCAGTTTGGACTGGTGTTATAAAGTATTTTCCTGATGCTTTAATGGAGGTTTCTAAAGTTAGCAGGATTGGAAATGAACAACACCATGAAGGCAAACCACTCCATTGGGATAAGAGTAAAAGTACAGATAACCTAGATGCTCTAACTAGACACCTCATACAAGCAGAGGAAATAGATGAAGATGGAGTATCACATTTAGCTAAGGTAGCATGGAGAGCATTAGCAGCATTACAAATTAAATTAGAAAACAATGAGAACAAAAAGTAGGATCAGAAACCTGATACATGAAATAGAAACATTATCAGGATATAGCATATTTGAAAACACAAGAAGAAGAGAAGTAGTAGAAGTAAGGTCTTTATTATATACAGTACTAAAGAAGTTTTACAGATTTACACTTAGAGAAATACAAGACTTATGTGAAGAACACAACTATGAAATAACACATGCTAGTGTAATACATAGTCTAAAAAGTTTTGATGTATACTCAAAATATAACAAGAATTTACATGACTGGTATATGGCTGTAGTTATAGACCTAGAAGAAGATATTGCAGCACAAAGAATAGACTTTATAAAGCCTAAATTAAAGTATTTATCAGATGATGATTTGTTAAAGTTATCAACAATAGTAAAAGAAATGTATGAGGAGGCTATTATACAAATGAGTGAAGAAGAAAGTTTACAAACCTGACAATAAATTACTAAAAAGGATTTTCATAATGTTTTTGTTATTATTAATGACATCATGTTATTCAATTAAGAGTACAGTTATTAACAAATTAGATAAGACTTTTCCTAAATCAAAATACACAATAGAGAGATTAGAAAAGATAAAAGATTCACTAAATAAGAGATGGCAAAAGATAGAGATAAGTTTATAGAAGTATTTGCAAGTAAGATGGGAAATGTTAGTAAAGCATGTAAAGCAGCTAACATATCTAGACAGACTTTTTATGACTGGATGAAGGATCAGAGCTTTGCAACTAAAGTAGATGAAGTTAAAGAAGGTTTGCTAGACTTTGCAGAACACCAATTATTATCTAATATAAAAGAAGGTAAGACTGCAGAGATATTATTCTATCTTAAAACTAAAGGTAAGAAGAGAGGTTACATTGAGAGACAAGAAGTAGATACAATAGGAGACAAGATGTTTGAGGTGAAGATATTGAAGAATGAAGCAGATACAGACTAATGTCATATTTGATATACTTGAAAAGAATCAATCAAAAATAGTTGCACTACAAGGAAGCTCCAGATCAGGAAAAACATACAACTGTCTTATATGGTTAATATTTAGTTACTGCAATAAGAATACTGGTAAAGTAATATCTATTTGTAGAAAGACACTACCTAGTTTAAAAGCATCAGTCCTAAGAGACTTTTTAGAGATACTCAGAAACAATGAACTGTACTCTGAGATATACCACAATAAAACATCTAATGAATACTGGTTAAATGGAAACCTTATAGAGTTCTTTAGCCTGGACATGGGAAGTAGGGTTAGAGGTAGGAAGAGAGACTTGCTATTTGTGAATGAGGCTAATGAAATAGATTATGAAGCATGGAATCAGCTCTTGTTTAGAACAGATGGTAATGTTATTATAGACTACAATCCACATGACCAGTTTCATTGGATATATGATAAAGTGTTAGAGAGACCTGACTGCTCATTACATATATCTACATTTATGGATAATCCATTTATATCAGACACACTCAGATCTGAATTACTAAGACTTAAAGATACAGATCCTGATTACTGGCTTGTATATGGACTAGGTCAAAGAGGTCAGAATAGGTCATTAGTATTTAAGTTTAACATAATAGATGAGATACCACCTACAGCTAAGTTTATAGCATATGGATTAGACTGGGGGTTTGCCTCTGATCCATCAAGCCTATGTGCAACATACACAGAAGGTGATAATATGTATTGTACTGAACTCTTATATGAGACTGGACTAACTAATCAAGATATTGCAAAGAAACTAGAGCTGCTAGGATTAGATAGAAGAGATGAGATATTTGCAGATAGTAGTGAGCCTAAATCAATAGAGGAAATGTACAGAATGGGTTGGAATGTAAAAGGCAAAAAGAAGTATGAGATAAACTATGGTATAGACCTTATCAGAAGATATAAACTACACATAACTAAAAGAAGTGTAAATGCTATTAGAGAGTTAGAAAGTTATAAATACATAGAAGATAGAAATGGGAATCCTACTAATAAACCTCAGGATTTAAATAACCATTTTTGTGATAGCCTAAGATACTCTGTAGTGCATAAACTATCATATCCTAACTATGGTAGATATGCTATAAAATAAAAAAAGGAGGGAGAAACTAATCTCCACTCCTATCATTAAAACCAATTAAATATGAAAAATTACATTGAATCAACAAGCACCATTAGCATGACTAAGGCTAAAGTGCCTATCCAAAGTAATAAGGTTATTAACCATAAGGGTTGGTTGAAATGTTCTTCTAATTCTTTTAAGTCTTTCATAATTGTGTTTTCTATAGCTAATATAATACATTATTATAACAATCAAGGACTTTTTAATAAGTTTTTTTAAAAACTTTTCTGTTTTGTTATTATATAGATATGGAACTAACACTACAGATACCTGAAAACCTAAGAGAAATAACATTAGGACAGTATCAGAAATACTTAAAGATGGAGAAGGATAATGAAGATCAGACCTTCATAGCACAGAAGATGATTGAAATCTTTTGCAGGACCAGGTTAGACTATGTCATGAAAATGAAATGGAAAGATGTACAAGAGATAGTAACTGAATTAGGAATAATGTTTGAACAAGATCAGAAGCTCCAAAAACAGTTTCATTTAAATGGTGTAAACTATGGCTTTATACCAAACTTAGATGAGATTAGCTTTGGTGAATTTGTAGACCTGGACAGCTACTTAGGAGACTGGCAAGAAATGCATAAAGCTATGCAAGTCTTATATAGACCAGTAGACATTAGTGTAAGAGGTAGATATAACATAAAAGAATATACTGCTGTAACAGATGATACAATGAAAGACATGCCACTAGCATATGCACTAGGTGCAGTTTTTTTTTTAATGAATTTAGGCAAAGAGTTATCAGTAGTTATGATGGATTATTTACAGAAGGGGATACTGAAGGAGCATACACCTCTGAAGGAGGGTTCAATAGAAAGTGGGGTTGGTATACATCATTTTACCAAGCAGCTCAGGGAGATGTTACAAGATTTGAAAATATCTCTGAACAGAGACTACACAAAATCTTAATGTATTTAGAATTTGTAAATGAAAAACAAACATTAGAGAATCAAAGAATAAAAAGAAAGCATGGCAGATAAAGCACAAAGAGGATTTTATTTAGTAGTTGAAGAAATCAAAAATGAACTAATAAACAATCCTAGTATAAAGACAATGACATTTGGAGACATAACAGATATAGATCTAGGTAAACAGACTATCTTTCCTTTAGCACATATGATAATAGAGAATGTAGTACATGCTGAAAAGACTATGCAGTTTAGTTTTACTATTCTTACAATGGAGCAGATAGATACTACTAAAGATTATGTTAATGACTTGTTTTTAGGAAACAGCAATACTCATGATATTCTAAATACACAACTTTCAGTATCTAATAAACTTATTACAAAACTAAGAAAAGGACAGATGTATGAAGATGGCTATCAACTTGTGGGTGATGCAACATGTGAACCTTTCTTTGATAGATTTGAGAATGTACTAGCAGGATGGGCAACATCATTTACAGTAGAAATATTTAATGACTTAAATTATTGTTAATGAAATATAAAGAGACTACAAAAGTGTTACAAGACTTTGCAAGAGAAGTAATAAGAGGTGCAAAACAAAACTTAAAGAAAAGAAATGCATCAGGTAAACTTTCTAGGTCTCTTAGAAGTGAAGTAAAAGTAAATCCAAAATCATTTGAGTTAGACTTTGAAATGGAAGGCTATGGTCAATTTCAGGATGCAGGTGTTGATGGTAAGAAGAAGAAATATGGTAAAAGAAAAGCTGGACTGCCTACATATAGTTTTAAATCTAAAATGCCTCCTCCTAAATCACTAGATAAGTGGGTTGTTAAAAGAGGACTTAAAGGCACAAGAGATGCAAAAGGTAGATTTGTTAAAAGACAATCACTAACATTTCTAATTGCCAGATCTATCTTTATAAAAGGTTTAGAGCCTACTTACTTTTTTACTAATGCCTTTGAAGCAGCATATAAGAAATTACCAAAAGAATTTATAGACAAATATGAATTAGACATAGACAACTTTTTAAAATTTACAACAAAATAATGGCAATATATTTAGCAAGACTTAGATCACCTTTCTTTATTGATCAGACATCAAGCACAACTGCTGCATCAGCAGACTTAACTATTACAATAAATAGTTCAGATGTGTATGTAATATCAAAAGACACATCTAGTAATAGAATTACACTTGAAGTTTCAGAACTTATAAGAGACTACCTTAATCCTACATGGGATGGTGTGTTTCCATATTCATCTACTACTATATCTAGTCAAACAGTTACTGCTACAATTAAAGTTGAGTTTTATACAAATAACAAAGTAACAAGAGCTGCTAATGTTGCAGCAGGTACTCCTGATTCACCAATAGGATCAGAAACTGTAACACACACATTATATGGATTTGATGCTTACTCAGAATTTAAAGAAGGAGCAAACAAACAATTAACATCAGGTCAAATGCTACAAACTGCAACTACAATGTATTTGCCTGAAACAGGTGATGCATATATACCAATAGAATCATCTAATGCAGTTTCATATTATACAGTTGCAGATACTGTTGCTGATGGTACAGTTATAGAACCAGTAACTAATGTGCCAGTTACAATTAGAAGAATATGTGAACCAGTATTTGATATAGTCAAAGTAATATTCATAAATAAATTTGGAGCTTTTCAAGAGTTTCACTTTAACAAAAAACACACAATAGGTTTTAACTCTACACAACAGAACTATGAATCTATGCTAATAGAAGCTAACACATACTCAACAACAAAACATCAAAAGTATGTGTACAATAAACAAGGATCAGAAACATTACAGTTAAATACAGGATATGTAGATCAAGGTCAATTTGAAACTATTAAACAAATAATGCTATCAGAGCAGGTGTTTGCAAAAATAGGATCAAACATAACTGTATATCCAATGAATGTAATATCAAGTTCATTAACCAAAAAAACCAAAGTAAATGATAAACTTGTAAACTACTCTTTAGAAATGGAGTTTGCATATGATGTAGTTAATAGTGTTAGATAATGAGTAAATTTCAATTATACATAAACAATCAAAAAGTAGATTTATTTTCTGATGAATCTGTAAGTTTAACAGAAACAATACAAAACATAAAAGATGTATCTAAGGTTTTTACAGATTTTACTAAGCCTTTTTCTTTACCTGCATCAGATACAAACAACAAGATATTTAAACATTATTACAGATTTAATTTAACACAAGGTTATACATTTGATGCAAGAAAAAAGGTAGATGCAAGAATAGAATTAAACACAATACCATATAGAGAAGGAAAGATAACATTAGAAGGTGCAGATATAGGAGATGGTAAGCCTACATCATATAGGGTTACATTTTATGGAAATACTGTAAACCTTAAAGACTTACTAGGAGAAGATGAGTTATCAGGTTTATCTTGGCTAAACAACTTTAACACTACATATAGTGCATCAGAAATAGAAAACATACTTGCTAATCCTGTAGGCTATCAGCATACTGTAGATAGTGTGCAATATGATGCAGCTCTTATAGTGCCTCTAATATCTAACACACAAAGGCTTTATTATAATTCAACTATTACAATACCTTACACTAATGCAGATGGTACAGATAATACAGCATTAGGAGGTAATTTATATCCTACAAATGTAGGTTCATTAGGAGCTGATGATGTGCATGGTGTATTGTTTGAGGATTTGACTTATGCTATAAAAGTACATTTAATTGTAAAAGCAATACAAGAACAATATGAAAACATAAGTTTTAGTGATGATTTTCTAGACCTTACAAATGGTCCAGAGGCATATAAAAACCTTTACATGTTGCTGCAAAAGAAAGAAGGTAGAGTTTATGATGATTTAGATCTTGCAGAAAAACAAATAAAAGGATTCCCATTGTTACCTCAAAACACCTCAATGCAAATGAATAATGATGCATTACTAGTGTTTCAAAATAGACAAAGTGATTCTCTGTTAGGAACATATACATTTGGGTTTGGTACACAAGGAGGTTATCCTGAGTTTACAGCTATAATTAAAGAAGGTGCAGAAGAAGTATTAAGAAAAACATTTGCAGCATCAACTAACACATCAGCACAAATATCACAACAACTAGGACCAACATCAGAAGGTTTTACTTTACACATAGAAACTACAACAGCATTTACAATAGATAGTTGTGCATTTACTGGAATAGATACAAGTGGAAATCAATACACATCTCAAATTAATTCAGCTATATCTGTACCATTAGAAAAAGAGTTTATCATAACTGACAATATTCCTAGCATGAAGGTTATAGACTTTATGACTGGTCTATTTACAATGTTTAATTTAACTGCATTTCAAAAGGATGGCATTATACATGTCAAAACATTAGAGAGTTTCTACAATGGAGGGACTGTTAGAGACATAACAGAGTTTGTAGATCCATCTTCTATACAAGTAGATAAGGCATTACCTTATAGAGAGATAGAATTTAAGTATGAAGATACAGGTGCAACATTAGCAAATCAGCACAAAGAATCACAAGGTGTAGAATGGGGTGCAGCTAAATATGTAGAAACAGGAAACTTAAACTCTAATGATCAGAAGTTTGAAGTAACAGCACCTTTTGCACATTTAAAATATGAAAGAATTAATGGAATTAATACAGATATACAATGGGGGTTTATGGCAGATGAAAAGAATGAGCCATATTTTGAAAAACCTGTATTATTTATAGGTGAGTTTGTTAATTTAACTAATCCATTTAGATTCTTATTAGGAAAAACAGGAACAACTAGCATATCAGATATATCAGATTACTGGATGCCTTCTAATTTTGTAAGTAGAGATGCTACAGTAAACAAAGAAGGAATACACTTTGATTTAGAATTATCAGAATGGGATTTTACATCTGCATTTACAGACACACTATTTGAAAAATATCATAGATTTTATATTGCAGGTGTATTTAATTCAGCAAAAAGATTAACAAAAATAAATGCTAGATTGCCAAAAAAGTTTGTAATTAACTTTACTCTTGCAGATACTGTAAGAATTAATGATAACAATTACAAAATCAACAGTATTACAACAGATTTATTAACAGGATCAAGTCAATTAGAACTGTTAAATGAAACAGTTAATGATGCAGCAGTTGCACAAACTGAAACTGGAGGATCAGGAGGTCAAGAAGGACCATTAACAAATGTTTTAACATTATATGAATGTGCAGCTCCAAATGCTACTTTTGAATCTACTACAACATTAGGTACATTAAATTTAGCAATAAATCAAAGAGTACAAGATAGCTCAGGAAACACATATAGAGTTACAGGTAACAATGTGCCTAACACATATACAGCAAAAGCTATAACAGCAACAGGATTAACAGGATGCCCTTCTACACAAACTACACCAGTAACTAATTATTATACATTAAAGAGATGTAGTGATAATAGTACAAATTTTAGATCATCAACAGATGTAGGAAATCCAACATATGCTATTACACAACAAGTCTTTGATTCAGGAAGTACTAAGTATGTAATAGAAAACTCAACTGCATTAGATTCTGTACCTAGTGTTACAATTACATCTACACCAAGTCCTGCACAACTTACATGTAGTGGTAACACAACAACAAACTATTATGCATTAAATCCATGTTGTAGTGGTACAGTATTTTATGGTTTTCATCCTAGTAGTTCATTTAGTGGTACAGTTGTTTATCAAAATCAAACATATGTTGTAAGTCCTGCAGGAGCTAATCAAAGTGGTCCTATAGATATTGCAAGTTTACCTACTGGATCATGTACAACTTATTACTATTCATTAAATAGCTGTACAGATGGAACAATACAACATTATGGTTTTAGTAATTGTAGTAATCTAAACAATACACAACTTACTTATAATGGGACATGTTATGAGGCTCAAAACACAACAAACACATCAGGTTCAATAGATTTAGATACTTTGAGTTCTTGTTCTTGTACAGTTCTACCTGTTTACTATTTACTTAGAGATTGTCAAACAGCTACACAAGTTAGAACAGTTACAACAACAGCAGATATACCTGGACTGACAGCTAATAGTAATTTTAACAATGCATCAAGAGTTCAAGATAACAGCACAGGTAAATGTTATACAGTAAATGCAACTACAACAGATACAACAACTTACACAAATCCAATAGGACAAGTTACAGATCTGAATGTCTTAGGATGTCCAAATACTCCATGTACAACTGTCCAGTATTATCAGTTAGAACAATGTAGTACTGGTAGCACAAGTTATATATCAGCACAAACAACTGACCAAATATCATTAAGTACAAATGACATGGTTCATAGTGGTAGTACATCAGGACCATTATATAGAGTAGTAGGTACTACAACTAGTGGTTCATCAGTAGGTACAGTAGTTACAAGTACAGCAACTGCTTGTCCAACATTTTATGAACTACAACAATGTTATACATTACAAGGACAATACAGGTCAGGAAACAGCACAGATGATATTACACTTTCTGTAGGAGATAGAGTT